ATCATCATCACCAAAGAACACGGGATTGTCTACATACTTCTGCGACACATCGAACGCATGGTCAGAGTCATTATTCCACTCTTCCAGAGCCACTATGGAAAATTCCTGTGCATGCGTTACATCACCATCGACTCCGTTGCGCAGTGAGTCAATGATTAGCTTTTCCATTTCATGCCATTCGTATTCGTAATAGGTGACCTGTTCCATTTTGATTCCTCCAGTATCATGATTCAGACTCAATATGTGGCGTCACAGGGTGCCCGCAATCAGGTGCCCCGTATGCGCCGTAAATGCGCCCGACCTACGACTCTGCGTAAGGGTTGGCCCCGGCTGCTCTGGCGTGCGTGCGCCTCCTGCGTGCGTGCACGCATGCGCCCATGGTATGTATGTGTGTGCATGCCTCCAGTCTGGAGTCTGGTATGTTGACATTCTAGACTCTGCTATGGTGCCATGTATCGCACACATGGCACCAATGCACAATACAGAATGTTAGTGCACCTCCAGTGCAAACGAATGCCGAATCCCCATGATATAGTCAAAATCCTCCGAGTACTTGAATGGATTCGAATGTTCATCATTGCGACAGATAACCGGAATTCCGGCGGATTCGAATGACTCAATTTCATCTGGAGTCGTTGCAACGTATGCAACAACGTCAGAATCACGAACCATGGAGTCGTGACGACTCCCCCAGCTAAAAGCAAATCCTAAGTTGCTATAGTGCACGTTGTTTAGCATATCGTATGCGACGTGATTCTTAGTGTATCCGAAAAATAGAATATCCGGATTCATTTCAGCGACTCGAATCCATGTTCTGGTGTAATCCGGTCGGAACATATCACCCCCAGAATGTATCCGATGAATTCCAGTGCCCAGACGTTGCAAATCATCTGATATCAGAGTCGCAACATATGACTCGCCATGTGTGCGCAACAACTCCAGAATCTTATCTGTATTGTACTTGTGTGCATCGTACACGTTGCGACGTTGCGACTCAATTTTCGCCATGTAGCATATATACTTAGTGGAGTCGTATATCTGGAGTCGCATCGTATCCGGATTGACTCGTGCCTTACAATCCCCAGCTTGCGGGCATGTTGTGCCCGCTAGAATGTCAGTCGTTGTGACGACTCGACTCTTCGCTTGACTCAATGCTTGCATTTTATCGTTGTTTGCACTGTGCTTGAAATTCAGAACATTGACTCCGAATCTCTTTGCATGGTGCACCTTCAGATAATCGAATTCATGTGTGCGCACGTTGGTATTCACGTGATACAGTGCATGAATCCTTGACTCTTCATCTTGCATAACGTCTAACATTTTATAATCCTCCAGTGTGTGTGTGATATAGTCGAATTCAGAATTGACTCGACTCATGTGCACACGTGAATTCACATGTGCACATGTAGCACGACTCAAGCTAAATTCACTCGATTCTCTTGCACAGATAACAGGATGAATCCGTATTGATGCGGATATCCGAATTCATCAATAAACCATGACTCGGGCAGTGCGTTCCTTGTCATCTGTGCATGCAATGAATATTGCAATGCCATGCGACCATTCCCCGATGCATAGCGAGTCACATATGAATCCATTTCAATCCACATGGCAAGAAAATCGAATCGCTTATCATCTGGAATCGTTGCATCAACAGTGCAGGCGAGTCCCTCGATTCGAATGTGCACAATTGACTCGCCATTCGACTCACCAACATGAGTCAAAATTATGTTGGTGATATTCGAGTCCAGCTTGTGGTATGTGGTAGACATTCTATAACCTCCAGTGTGTGTATACAGTCGACTCCGGATTGACTCGACTCGCTTGCACACATTGATTCTGAATCAACGTGTGCAAGAGTAGCACGATTCAATCAATTGCCTAGAATGCCGAATCCGATGACACCTATCACACTCCAGAATGCCAGTGTGAATACTACAGCAACAACGACGAATCCCAGCAACTTACGAACATTGTGTTTCATAACGAATCTCCCATAGTGTGAATCCGGATAATGTTGACGGAGTCGAATTGTGCCCGCTGTGCTCTGATAGTGTGCCCGCTTGAATTAAACGGAACATGTACGTCAATGCCATGCACAACAGATGCACGCACGTTAGACATAACAGCGAGTCCAGTGCATACCATCACAGCGGATTCGTGTGTGATGCAATGCATGGTGACTCCGTTGTTATCTACTTCGTAGGATGTGCCCAGCTTGCGCACAACTTGCATAAATTGCTTGCGAGTGTATATCATGATTGACTCCTATAGTATGTTTGTCTAGCATGGATTGATTCGGGCAGTGCCCAGCTTATCATCTACAGTGCACACTATAATGATTGAATCGCAACGTATACCAGATGCATGATAGCATGCACGGGCACCATTGGATTCACGTGTGCAAGATGACACATCGCATAGTAGATGACACCAACAGCAATATACAGCGGTACATAATTTTCGTGTTTCATCATATCCTCCAGAATGTGTGTGTGTGCAGTGCGATTCACTGCTTATAGTGCACACATTGATTCAGTGTCAACAGATGCACTATAAGCAATGCATAACATATACATGAATCTATGTGTCATGTAGTGTTATGGCATTGCATGTTTGTTATTAGTGGTAACGTTTCACAATTCTGAACATTGGATTATATACGGCTATCACACTCAACATACAATCACACTCACATATGATTCAGTGCCCTCGATTGTATGCACACGATGTGATGATACATAGTCCGATTCCTATGTTCTATTGTGCTCTGATAAGTTGTAAATGTGCGAGTCGATATGAGTGAAACCGTGCCTAGTGTATCTATTGAACCTCGGCTCAAATTGTACCTGTTGCGTGTGATGGTACTATGGTGTGTGCCCCCAGTGCGTTGAGCTGTATTCAATTGCATATACAGTATAGCAGCTATACAATGAAATGCAATAGGCTCTAATCTAATTCTCATTTGTTAAGGTTCTAAGGTTCAGCTAATGTGTATTAATCTGGCTCTCATATTTCGTGTATCCGAACAGGTGTTCTACGACCAAGCCCCAATGACCATATAAAATAATCTGGAATTTACAACCTTGCCCCCCAACATCTACTCCCCCGTTACACTGGCAATAGCAGCGAACCAAACATCAGCAGATATCCCAACCCACCTGTAATGAGCATGAGCACCCCACCCAGATGGTTGTTCATCCCGAGACCGAAGACCCACGATATCCCCCACAACGCAGCCCCCAGAAATCCAACCGGATACCGTCGCAGATACTTCTTCATTCGGCACCTTCCGCTGGGGGAACAAACGCCTTGCCTTCGAAGTACTCCACTTCCTTGCCGCCATCCATCACGGACACCACGCTGTCGTTGATGAGTGCCACACGCTTGCCGTTGACCAGAGTGACAAAGATGTTCTGGGTCTCCGGGTCAAGCTCCACTGCGGTCACCTGTATCACCTGCCGCCAATTGTTCGCCAACCGTATTCTCGCTATCATCATAAATCCTTTGGGAAGATAATGTTGGCAACGACCCCGTACCCGACGAGCACGAATAACAGGGTCATCGCCACGCCGACCGAAACGCCCGTCCAGAACTCTGGAGAGTGCAGTAACCGCAATATCATCGCCATTTGCTGTTGTGCTCCGAAATCGCCTGTAGTGCCCCGAGAACCAGACCTATCAGGAACAGGGCGAACAGGAACAGGATGTAGCCCCAGATGGGTGCTGTGACCCACCACCACGACCAGTGAATGACGCCGGTCAGTTTCAACACGGCAAACACAATGGTCAGGAACGTCAGCCCGCCAACCCGCACTTGGCATCCCATGTTATCGCCGCCTCGGGTGCCACTTGGTGGTCAGGTACTTGTAGCGCAGCTTGGACAGGGCCAGCACGTAGCGTTCGTGCGTTTGTGGACTGTGCAGGTACCTGCGGTGCAGCGCACGGGCCTTATTCTCGTACTCAAAGTGGTCGTCGTCCGTGAGCACCTGAAGCATGAGCCATTCCAAGCTCAGGCCCGCATCGTCAGCCTTCACCAGATTTTCCACGGTGATGGGCACCTTGCCGGTGAACCACGTCTGTTCATCCAAGGGAACCACCTGCTCAGGGCCGAACGTCCGGTGGAACATGACCCGGTGGGTGAAACAGGCTCCAAGACTGCGGAGCGTCTTCATGCTGATGGACTGTCGAATGATGGGTGCCGGGATTGCTTGCTTTTTAGTTGCCATGCTGTCCTCTATTCTTTTGTGTAATGGATTGTACCGAGTATACACACACTTACGCCAAGTATGATGAGAAGTGGATTAGAAGGTTGGAAGAAGGCACCACCGACCGTTGCCATGGTAGCCCCGAGAAGTGCCACCAGCCACCAAGCAAATCGGTCTAGCTCTGGAAGTCTCACCTGCGCCTGTGCACAATCTGGTCAACCACGGCACTGCCGGTGAACCCCAAGAAGAAGGCCAGCAGCACTCCCAGCAATCGCCAGATGAACAGGTGGGTCTCGGTGTAGGCGATGCCACACACGGCAAGGGCCAAGACTTCAAATACGGTCAGGGCGACTAACTCAATGAATTTTCTCTTGGTCATTCTCATTTTGTAAGCTCCTATAGGTTCTGGTGACGACTGAAACGTTCTGGGGGTTCTGGATAGAACGTTCTGGAAGTTCTGAAACGTTTTACCTGTAAATCAGAACGTTTTACGGTAGTTCTATACAGGCTCCAAAACTTCCCAAAACGTTCCAAAACTTCCTACTTTTTCCTAGAACTCTTCTTTTCATCCCGTTCTTTCTGTAAATCTTCTAATTTCTTCTTCTTTTCCGCACGGCTCCGAATCGACCGTTTCAGGCTGCTGATGTCCAGCAGAACTTGCATGTCTGCATACATCACGTCCTGCTCTGCGTCCTTGATTCGCTTACTCAGGGGCGTCGTCGGGGTCGTCTGGCACGGGGCCGATGTCATCAGCGTCGAGTCCAAGGTGTCGTTTTGCATCTTCAATCAACCTCCTCTTCGCCATGTCAAGGAAAACCTCTTCGAATTCGGCCTTGTCCACCTTCAGGTGAATTTCCACCGAGTGAGGCGTCCCATCCGACCGGGGATAGGTCACAGACACGATTATCTCGTCGGCAACGAACCCAGCAGCATCCCGAATCTCAAAAAACATATGCTTGGCATATTCGGTCTGAATTTCCGTGACCGCATCTTCCACTTGCTGGGGGTCGTCTGGGTCAATCACTGGTCGGGGTCGGATTGTCTATGTGGATGTGCACATGCTGGGTGCCATCGGGCCGGGGAGTGACGAACACTACCGGTGTCCAGCCCAAGTCCGTGGCTTCATGCATGGTCTCATTCAGTGCACGCTCCAGAGCCACGATGTGCTCTGCCATCTCTAAGAACTTGTTTTGCTCTTCCATAGGTCTCCTATCTGATGCCGAGTATGGATTTGACTTGTTCCGGGGTCAGCCCGGTCGCATCCCGCCAGTACGCACGCTTTAGCTGCTTACCAAGAGATACCAGAGTAGGGTCACCTTCTTTCTCTGGCGGGGTGATAGTAAGCTCATACAGGATGAACAGGTTGTCGTTGATAACTAGCTCACGGGTCTTTGGATTCTTGTGGTACTCATCCACTAAATCCCGTACATCCTGCGGTGGGGCACTCCGATTAGGCATCATTATAGGCTCCAGTATAAATTCATATCTTCTGTTCTGTATTAGTACCAGCTAAGACTATCGGAAGAGTTTGCTGATAGGTGAGCAGCCCGGTGCCGGGGGTACGGGTACCGGAGTGGGGGTCGGGGTCGGAGTGGGTGTGGGTTGCCCGGTAACTTCAGACGCCGTGCAGCAATCTCCACCTTCGGTCTGGAGCCGCTGGAACGTAGCGAAGTCCATCAGGAAGTGCCCGCCATTGGCCCATGACGTGCCCCAGCTATTCGTCAGGTAGAACAGGCCAGCGATGGTGTCCACGCCGTTGACCGTGTACTCATGACCACCAGCCACCGTATCGTTCGGGGCAATGGTCACCAGACCGCTGCTGCTGGGGTTGAACATATTGTTGTACCAGTTGGTGCCCACAACGACCGGGCCATTCGCCAGAACCCACGTGATGATGTCCTGTAGGTTGGTGGCAAAGGCATAGCTGTTGTTTTGCAGTTGGCTGAATTGCATGAAGGCTTGCACGCCAGACTGTGTGGTAGAGCCATCTTCCTGACCCGGCTCACCATCAATCACCTTGGCGGCATAGTAAATCTTCTCGCCCATGCTGTTGTCCCATGCATCAGGGACAGGAAACGCAATACCGTAGGTAGCCCATGCATAGCCCACACAGTGGGGGGTGGCACCTTGGTCGAGCACACTCGGCACATTCCAGACCTGCGCCGTAACCTGTGCGGCCCGAGCACGCATAGCGGGCGTGATGAAGTCACGCATCAGGTAGTCGCCAAAGTAGTTGGCATACCCACGCTTGCGGTTCAGGATAATGCGAGAACGGTCAAAACCAGTTGACATAGTTTATGGCTCCGGTGTTAGTGAGATACCCAAGTTGCCGCTGACATAGGTGCGATAGGCTTGCACCCAATCCGTGACAATGGCTTGCTGTGCATCGGCCAGAGTGACCGTGCCAGCGCAAACGTCCTTGTACAGCGTGTACTCAAGCGTGTCCTTCACTGCGGCATTGTATGGTGATGTGTTGCGGGGCTGCGGCCACAGGTTCTTCGGGTCAGTGGGGTTGCCGCCGACCGACAGCGGAATGAAATGGTCTTCTTCGTAATCTGCTGTGTTTGTGTCTGTGTACCCATACAAGGCTATCTGCTTGACCTTCAGGGCATCCGTGTAGCTCACAGGGGGTCGGATGCTGCCCGAGTATCCCGGCACACAGATGGTGTTCTGTATGGTGTCCTGTGAGACTGCCGGGTTCAATTCACCCGGTGTCATTACCGGGTCTGGTAGGAACTGGCTGTCACCAGATGGTGTAACGGGAGCGATGGTGGGTGGTACGCTGGTGACAGTGGGAGTGACGGGTGCCGGGGTTACCGGCACACACGCCACCATGAAGAGCACTAACAATAAGGTGATGTACTTCATACTTTGACTAGCCTATCCAATTCAATCCACGGTGCGCCATCATTGCCATAGTCCAGAACGATGTATCCGATACCATCACCTGCTGGGTTCGTGGTGCCATGCAAGTTGTTGTTCTGGTCTATGTTCGTCCAGCGGTGGATGACAGCCTTGCCCGCATCGGTCGTGGGGTCTGTCTCTCCATGCCACGTTCGGATGTATGCCTTGTTACCATCCACGGCAATCACATCCACATAGTTCGGTAGCGATGGACTGCCTTCAAACACAATCGGCTCCATCTTGTCAGGCCAAGTCTGACCCGCATTGGCCCAGCCCGCCGAAGTGCGGGTCACATAGTTGAACGTCCCGTGTGGGGTGTCCAACGTCTGCACCAGAGTAGCCGCTTCTGGACTGAAGTTTGATATGGGGTCATTCACTCCGTGCAGCTTGACCGTTGCTGGTGTCATTGCATTGCCATCCCAGCCGGGTTGTGCTGTGCGGCTCTTACCACCATAATCATAGCTGGGTGGTAGCTCACCGTCCGTCAGGACACGATACAGCCCGAGATTGGACGGGGGTGGGGGAGGCGGGGGTGTCGGTGTGGTCACGGTGCCTGTTACGACCGTGTTGTACATATAGCCTTCCACCTTCAGCCACAGGTTGTCTGGTGTCATCTCACCATAGACCGTAGAGCCGGGTAGGATGTTGGCTACCACGTTGTCACCGAATGACGGGTCACTGCGCACACGGCTGGCAGGTGAGCCAATGACCGTGTAGGTCGCAGCAGTGCCGGTCACAACAGGTGGGGGCGGGGGTGGCACCGGGTTCACGTAGATGGGATTGAGATAATCCAAATCCACTCCCAGAGATTGGCAACCATAGAACTTGCCATCACCGGCGAACGTCCACTGGTGATAGTAGTAGGTCGTCCATGGAGCCAGCGGTGCAGGTTCCTGATAGGGGTCAACGGGCCATGCAATCCACAGTGGGTACTGACTGAACCCATACGTGGCACTGGTCGAGCCGTAGGTCTGCCAGTACGAGTAGCCGGTGTAGATGCCAATTTTCAGACCGGGCATCAGGCTCTTTAGTGTGCTGATGAACCCCCACAGGAAACTGGCATTCGCTGGAGCCAGTTCGAAGTCAGCCCACAGGATTGAGTCCGAATCAAGATTGCCATAGGTCTTCAGGGCATTGGCACAGGTGTTGGCTTGGCCGTTGGCACTCTGCTTGGTGTCCAGCATCCAATAGAAGTCACGTACAGGGAACACACCTTTGCTGGAGACCGAGCTATTCTTGAATTGTGTGTCCAGACCATAGTAGCCTTGGCCCACACGAATGACAGGCCGTTGCACACCATTGGTCTTGGCAAGATTGAAGTCAATCAATCCTTCGTAGAAACTGTAGTCTGCTACTCCATACTTGGTCGGGTCAAATCGGGGAAGGGTGGAAGTTACTCGCCTGACCACCATGGCAACGTAACTCGGGCGACCAAGGGTGTCGCCCATTCGATGTAACGTCATTGCACTCTCCTAAGATTGAATCTGATAACCTGTTTTCGCACCAACTCCAGCAGCACTACTCTGTCTGGTAAGTCTTCTGGTGTGTGATTGTAGACCCCACTATAGTAACCCCGGCCACCACCTCTCGCAAGTACCTCTGCGGCGCACTCAATCCACCAGTGCTTCTGCCAAGGGTAAAGAATGTGCAGTATCTCATGATAGATTGTGTTCTTCAATTCTTTCCCCCGGAGATTGTGTCTCAACGTAATGACAGGCTCCACATCAGAAGAAAAACCCGAATAGGCTGTGCCATCCGGGTCTTTTCTGTATATGTTCAGTCCGTCTATTTGTTCGTATTGTTTAGGTGATATTAGATAGATATGGGGCCATCCTAACTCCGACAGAATCGCTAAGTAACTTTTCACGGGCAACGTCCTCGTAAATAGTTTGGAATTTGGTCAGTGTCGTGATGTGGGGGAAGAAGATATCCCGTTCATTCCATGGCTGGGCCATGAGAACACACTGCACGTTCGGTATGTCGTTGTATGCTTGCTGGCAGACCCCAATTATATCATCAATGATGATATCGGGCTTCAGGTCTTTGATGATGTTCTGCTTCATGGCCGATGCCACTATCAGTTCGTCAAAGCGCACTTCGTTGTTGTGCAGCCACGCTTCTGTGATGCGCTTGGTGTTGAGTGGTCTCCCGGTCACCACCTTGACGATGGCACGTGGTCGCCGGTCACTCATGCGGTCGGTGAGCCAGTGATTGATGTCCAGACCGGGGAAGATGGGGAGCAGGTTCTTATACACATTCCTGTCGTCCAGCCATTCCTTCGCTTCTGCATACCGGCTCACGTACCGTGCAGCCAAGTCCACCAGATTGCGATGGTCGTACCCAAACGCTTGGCAGAATTCGTGCTCATAGTCTGCCATCACACCGTCAATGTCCATCACGACTGTCAAGATATCTTTTCTCATAGTTATCTCCTATAGGGGTTCTGCGGAAAGAAACGCCGGGGTATCCAGAAGTCCATTATGAAATGGAGTAGGTCAACCCAGCATAGCCCGACCAGAATAGCGAAGAACTGGCTCTCTGGGAATCCAAAAAAGTAAGTCCATGTGAGTAAAGGAATGGCATAAAGGGGAAAGCAATACAGGACACGACCCAGAGTACCGATAACAGGCCCGTGAGACCAAAGCGAACGATGGGGAATAGCACGGGCGTAGGGCGACCAGTAGAACTGCCAGAGTTTCGCAAGGGTGTTACCTCCTGTCTCACGCATGATGCCCAATGGGGCAGCTTGTTTGTCTTGGTCTAGGTCAGGCTCCAGTATCAGTCCAAGGAAGGCACCGAATGCTGCATAACCTGCCCACTCATTGTACTCACTGATGGTGGTAGACGTAACAACCACCCCCGCTGCGAAGTAGCTCAGAAAAGCGGAGGTGGCTGCTATCGTTGCTGCACTGTGACACTTACCGTTCGGCATCCCCGTCCCTGTGCTGGGTGCGCTTGCGTGCCGCATCCAACATCGCTTCCAACTCGCCCTTCTTCACAACACCGGGCATGGGACGCTGGCCCACACTGGAAGGATATTGCTGACCGGGTGTGACCGGACGCTGCACCGGTTGCTGGTAGGGCAGGGCACTAGGCTTGGGTGCCACGTAGCTCTTCGGCTTGGCAGGGCAATCACGCAGGAACCGCTTGAACAGCGGCTCCGGGCCAAAGGCGAACCCCAGAGCGAACAGGGAAGGCCAGATGAGCAGGGTCTTGTCTGTGTGCCACACAAGGATTACGTTGGTTGTCTGGGCGAACAGGATAAGAAACCCAAGCATGTTCGTCCAGTAGTCGTATGCGTAGCAGGTCAGGCCGAAGATGGTCAGGATAACATCGTCCACCGACTCGGGGTGGAACACATCTTCAATGCTCATGCGGTTGAACATGAACTCGACCACGTTGACGCCGACCGAGAACACAGCCGCAATCGCCTTCATCCACCAAGGCAGGTTGGTCACCGAGATAACGCCGATGTACGAGAACACCGATGACACACCCCAGCCGAAGTAGGCAAACCCGGCCATAAGCTGGTACCCGTACCACTCAAACACTTGCAACTTGCGCTGTCCATTGTTCATAGTTCACTCCTTGTAACTCAGTCTCCGATGAAGACCCCTCCCGGCCCTTGTGGTGCTTGGGTCAGGGTAGCACGTGCCTCGTCACCAACCTTCTTCAGAAACGCCTTATGCTGTTCATCGCAGAGCACCAATGCGGCATACAGGTTCGGCTCTGTCGCACCATGACTCAGTATCAAGTCACGAATGACCTGCAATGCTCCGTGCTGCTGTACTTCCAAGTCTGTCATAGCTCCACTCCTCGGGCTTCAGCCCATAACTTACGCTGCGTGCTCACGTATCCTTTATCGTTATCGGGGTCAAGGTCTAGCTCCCGAATAACTTCAATGCCCTTGGCAATCCGTTGCTGCTGGTACTCACGCTCCATGATTTGCCAGATATGGTCTCTCTGTGCACTCGCTGGTGTTCTGACAGAACGTTTTGCCTTCGGTGTAGAACGTTCTGAAACGTTCTGTCTCCTAGTGGCATTACGCTCTTCGTTCTTCTTCTCAATCCCAGCGATGCGTTCTGTGTGTTGTGCACGAATGCTAATCAACACACCGGCTGGCACACTCAGCAATGAGAGCAATGCCACTGCTGCCACATGATACGCATTCACACCGTTCTGCCAATCCAGCACCACATTCACCGTCAGTATCACTATCAAGTAGAACGCATAGGTGAGTATGGCTGTCCAGACGGGAGCTTTCTTCTTTTCTTCTTTGTACTTGCGATTATGCTCATCGAAAAGAAAGATAGTTCTCATACTGGCAAGCCCCAGAGCCTCGACCACGATGCCAGTTGATAATGCAACCCATGCTGGGAAATTCAACTCCTGTGGGTTACTGGCATGTGCATACGTAAGGTATGCTGGGACAATTGGTACCAACCAAGGAACTATGGCTGATACTGCATTGATTAGAGCATCTTCCGCACTATTGAATAGCTTAGTAAGGTACTGTAATGCTTTGACCAATTTCAACCTCCGAATTCTAGTATGGTTAGTTAAATATCAGCTTAGTATAGCATGATTGTATACGAATAGGTTTATGGGTTTCAAATTGAAAAGTAAGTTGAAAAATTCTTTTTATAATTAATACTTAACGCTTCGCTTTCCGTTCCCCCTCGTGATTATACAGAAATGGTGCCAGCAAAGTCAATGCTGGGAGATAAGAGTTACATGAGTGTTTTGGAACTATCAGCCAGAGTGGGTTGACGCTGGAGCTACTGTGTTGTATATTGTGTCCTATGGACACGATGTTTACATACCCCGAGAGAGCTAGGCAGTTGATTAGTTATCACAACTTGGACTTGGGTGGTGGCAAGATGCCATCCGACTTGGACGGTATTCTGGAGTATCAGGACACATGCTATGTGCTGATTGAATTCAAATACCGTGAGGCATTGTCATCGGTGGGTCAGCGGTTGTTGCTGATGCGCCTGTGCGATGACCTTCAGAAAGTAAAACCCACATTGCTCATCATGGCTACGCACGATGTGGAAGACCCAAAGCAGGTAGTGGATGCAGCAGCAGGATTGGTGGCACGCTGGAGGTTCAAGGGGGAGTGGCATTACGACGAGACCACTGTCACCGTGCGTGAGAAGGTGCGTCTGTTCATCCAACAGTATGGGGTGGCAATTGGCTAAGGCACACATCATCACTGCTGATGAGTTCGATAAGATATATCAGGAAGTGCTGCATGACTTGCATGAAGCTCTGATGAATGGCAACTTCCAGACGTTTTCAAACACACCGGCACCACAGATAACAGAAGAGGACGTGGAGAAAATGAAAAAATGGTTTGATAAACAAGAGAAGAAAAAGAAGCACCAGACCGGTGGACTCATTCTTCCACCACCCACACCACCTGCACCAATCAGCACATCACTGCCCAATCCCCCCAAGGGCATCACATTCAATGCAATCTCCGGGTCGTTGGTGTCTGGTGGTCATGGCAGTTGGTCGTCGCTGTTGTTCTTAGATGACATGGTGTTCACTCCCAACATGGTGAGTGCAGAGTTCTTCCGGAATGTGAATCCTAATGAACTGGCGAGATTGCTGTTTGCGTCCGGGTTGCAGGAAGTGGAATTGGTAGATGCCACCTACGTCCGAGAGCACTACCTGCGACAGTTTTATGTGGAGCACTACGAGCGTGCTCTGCCATGGTCTGAAGTGGTGGACTTCGCAGACACCTATCTGAAGGTTGCATACGGCTCTCCACTGACCACCAAGCTGGTCTCCAGTTTCAATGCCATGACAATGCAGCGGAAGGATTACTTCATGCCCGCATTGAAAGTGATGCACATGGATGAGACCGGCAAGCTGTGGTCTCCGGTGTATCCGGTGTCGTGGCCCGATGACCACATGGTAGGTCGTCACGTGGTGCTGGAGAGTGCGAATGTGTTCGATAACTTGGAGCACTACCACATGGACTTCCACACCTGTCAGGAATACCACGGTCTTAGCAACACCCCACGTGAAGACTGTGATTGTGGCATCTATGGTGGTGTCAACTTGGAAGAATTGCAGGAGTACTTCTGGGCACCTCCGGGCGGCGGCAGACTGTTCAACATGGACAAGAAGTTCTCACAGTCCACACGTCGCCTGTGCATCATAGAGCCAGACCAAGACTCATTCATTTACCCGGCCCGCAAAGGCTGGAAGGCTGATAGTGCATTCATTTCCGAGATTGTGGGTGACACTATGAGCGTGAAGGATGCATCCGAATTGCTGTCCATCGTCTGGAACCGCAGATTGGATGTGTCCAGAGTTATGGAGAACCCCAATGCGTATCGGTAAAAAGATTGAGACCCCGGTGCAAGCACCTGTGCGCCGACAAGAGAGAGTAAAACGGGAGAAAGAGAAAGCTATCCCGGTGGAGAATTGGCCTGTTCGCAAAGAGCAGGAAGCAGAGAAGGAGAAGGTGGATGTCACTGCGCACTAGATACATCAACGGGGAAGAAATCTTCAAGAAGTACTGGCAGGAAATGGGGGATGCCCGTAGCTTGAAGACGCTGGCCGAGTCATTGCCGGTGAACCCCCGCACCGGTGAGCGCATCACCAAGGATGCAGCATACAAGGCCATGTGGCGATGGGCCTGTCGTCCCGAGAACGAGCAGAAGTCCTACGATATCTTTCGCCAGACCGGGATGGGTGCCACATACTCGTCCCTGATGTGGCGGGATGAACTGAAGGAGAAGGCCCGATGGGTGCTGACAAAAACACAGTATCAGAAGTGGTACCAGAAGTAACAGACCCCACTGGGTTTGTCATGCGCCTGTTTCTCGGTCGCTGCGTGATGTGCAATCATGTGGCGACCGAAGTCAACCACATCATCCCCCGCAGCCGGGGCAAGGAATTCAAGGACGATTGGAAGAACATGGCCCCGCTGTGCCACACCTGCCACGACGTATTTCATGATGGCGGGGTTACGGATGAAAAGGTAAAATCAATGCAGAACATGCGTGCGTTTCGCCTGACTGCAATGAGAAAGGAACAGTACATATAATGGGTCGCAGGATTATGAGAGTGAAGGAAGTACAGAATCGAACAGAAGATTTTCAAAAGATGGACAGTCTTATGTATCTGTCAGACCAGCACGGTCTGCGGGTCATGTCCTTCGAGCAGATTGGCAGCGAGTGGGTTGTCAATTACCTGAAGACATCCTTGGCAAAGGAACCCAAGCTGGAAGAGTGCCGGGATGCACAGGACTATGAACTTCGTATCGCTGGCTGGATACGTGCATGCACCGTCCGGTCAAAGCATTATCCGTTGTTCCAAGATATGGTCGCCGGTGAAATCAAACGGCTGAATGAGTTACCACTTCCATGAGTTTCAACAAACAAGTTGCACCCTTCACGGACGACTACCGTGAGAAATGTTTCGAAGCATGGTTTTTAGCCGGGTGCCCTGTGGTTACCAGAACACAGGGCATCTTGCCTGACTTTGAAGACGGGCGTAGACCATCTGAATCCACCATCGCATCATGGATGGAGAGCAACGATTGGATGGGGCGTGCAGCACTGCTCAACCAACAGGCTCTTGCCAAGGTGGACATCGCTCTGGTACAGACCAAGGCCGAGCTACTGAAGCAGCAGTTTGAGACTGCGGTGGCTCTGGCAAAGAAGGCATCCGAAAACCTGCTGGAAGGCATTGACAATTCCAATGCCGCAGTCCAGTTGTACTTCAAGGCCACGGCTGAAGCCCGCAACGTCATGGGCATCGCTGAAGCCTTTGAGAAGATTGGGGAAATGTCCAACGAACAGCTACAGAATGCGATTGCAGAAATGCTGGAGCGTTCTGCTATTACAGACCCAATACCAGAAGAAGAAGAGACAAACGTCATTGAAGAGGCCAAGATGAATGCCCACACACAGACTCCTTGAGCCACTTTCACAACAGGAGCACCAACAACTCCTGATAATGCTACAAGAGATGCGGTCTCGGGGGGTATCGCTTGAAAAGAAAGTTCTCGAAAAAGCTCCACAACTAGAAAAGAAAATTACATGGCCGGTAGCACCCAACGGATTCTTTATCCGTGATGATGGGCACCTGTATGAACCCACTGTTGAGCAGCGGGCCTTTATTGATTCCAATGCCCGGTTCGTCCTGTTCCGTGGTGGTCGTGGCTCTGGCAAGAGTGGGGCAGGGGCACAGAAGGCTCTGCGCCGCATCATGCAGGGTGAGAGTGGTGCAGTCATCAACCCGGTATTTGCAGACTTCAAGACCAGCACATGGCCCGAGTTCAAACGCTGGATACCATGGAACATGGTGGTACCCCAGCAGCGTCATCGTCGCCGGGAAGAGTGGGAACCACATCAGCCGTTCGTCATGGTGTTCACTAATGGAGCCAAGGTCTACTGCAAAGGATTGAATAATCCACGTGGTGCACGTGGTGCCAACATCAACTGGCTCTGGTACGACGAAGCAGCGAGTGACCCAACGGGCATGGCGTGGAACATCGCTGTGGCTGCTGTGCGTATCGGGCGTGAGCCGCAGTGCTGGGCCACCACCACACCAAAGGGCACAGAGCATTGGGTCTACAAGTTCTTCATCAACCGTGACATCCCGCAGGAAGTCATAGACGTACTTGCTAATTCGGTGGGCGGGGATAGAATTCTTATAGAGAATTTTCACGGTTCGATTGATGAAAACAAGGCCAATCTTGACCCGGCCTTCTACGCATCCATCCTTATGGCCTATCCTTCCGGGTGGCTCCGTCAGCAGGAAGCTGAAGGTGAGTTCGCCAATGAAGGTGGCAAGATAGGTGACCGGTTCTGGTTCAATGATAAGGTACTTGATAGCGCACCAGATACTATCTCGAAGCGTGTCCGATTCTGGGATTTGGCTGGCACGGAGAAAAAACGGGCCAAAGATGACCCGGACGAGACCGTGGGTGCGCTGGTATCGAAATTCAAACTCGAAGATAAGGATGCTCCGCAATTCTGCATTGAGCACATGGTCACGGGTTATTGGGAAGAAGAGAAAGTTTTGAGTGCCATCCTGAACACAGCCCGTTTCGATGGCCCCACTATCCCGGTCTACATTGAGCAGGAACCTGCATCATCCGGAAAGAACTGGATTGCAGTCATCAAGCAGGAATTCAAAAAGTATCCGGAACTGCAAGCTCACCGGGTGGAAGGCATACCAGCGAAGGATGTTGGTGACCGTGTTCTGGCTGCGTCCACATACTGGTTCGGCCAAGCCGCTGCTGGCAATATGTGGATAGTGAGAGCAGAGTGGAATGACAAGTTCCTTGGTCAACTGGATGGTTTTACACAGATTGAACACGACGACCGTGTGACTGCTGTGACCGGTGCCATGTACAAGCTGAACCCATATCGCATCTGGAAACGGGTGCCATTCTTGGCTATTTAGGAATTTCAATGGCTGACGAACCAATTCAAGAAAAAGCGTTACTACCAACCGCAACAACAACTGTGGTGAATGTTCCCATGCCGACCAAGGAACCGGGTCAGCGTGGTATCAACATCACAGACCTTTTCATTACACGCTGGACTCCACCGTGGGCACGACCCCCATCACTCCCGGCTTATACGTGGCGTGCATGGGTGATGAACCAGCCGGTGGCGATTGCCTGTCGTGAAGTTCTTATCTCCATGCTCATCGGTTTGGATTGGTCTATCTCTGCCAGAGATGCCAACGACAAAGATGACTTGGCCCCCACCATTCGCTATTACACCAAGCTATTCAACAACGGTGGCTACTATCTGGGCAGTGACTTTACTTCACTGCTGGAGTGGGTCATTGGTGACCTGCTGGATATTCCATTTGGTGGTGCTGTTGAAATCGGTCGCAAAGGGGATGACCCCAAGGGGCGTGTTGTGTGGCTGAAGCCACTGGACGGTGGCACACTCTATCCCACGTTGAATGAAAATTTCCCGGTCGTGCAGTACTATCAGGGTTACACTGCTGTAGCTTTTCCAGAGCATGCAGTTGCACGCTTGCAGATGACACCCCGGCCCGAGATATTCCGAGAAGGGTGGGGCATTGCTCCACCAGAGAAGATTTACTTCGCTCTGGATATGCTCAACAGGGGAGACAAGTACTATGCTAATCTGCTGCTTGATGTACCTCCTGCTGGCATTCTTGACCTTGGTGACATGGAGGCCAGTTCAGCGGAGACTTGGATTAATTCTTTCCGCAACTTTGTTGCTAACACTACTGATGCTTTTCGTATCCCGGTGCTGTACGAGCACAACAATAAGGTAGATTTTATTCCGTTCGGGAAAGTTCCGAACGACATCATGTATGACCACATCACGCTGCGATATGCCGCCCTTGTGTGTTCGGCGTATGGGCTGGCACTCAATGATGTTGGTCTGCAAACGTCTTCCCGTGGTGGTGAAACTCTGGCGGGTTCCATCCGTGCAACGTCGCAAACACGTCGCACCGGGATTGCACGTCTGAAGGCCAAAGTCAAGGCATTCCTCGAACATATACTCCCTCCCGAATTGATGTTCGAGTGGATTGACTATGATGATGAGCACAACGTGGCGATGGGTCGTGCCAGACTTGCATCCATGACGGGTCTGAACCTGATGGTCACCGGGGGTTCCCTTTCCCCAGAAGAAGCACGCATGCAGATGATAAAGGATGGTCTCATTGACATTCCGATATCACTGACGCCACCCCCGGACGCCAAGCCGATGCTACCGGCTGGTGGTATGAACGGGACAGGTGGTGCCAAGCCGGGTGCCAATGCGAAGAATGCACCGAAGAACCCCGGTGCCATGGGGCATGGTGTTCCACCCAGCATGGGTGGGGAAGGCCAGACCGGACATGCGTCCCGGTCGTTCGTGAACAAGTCAAAGAACTTCGATGCCACGATGGATGCGTTTGTGAAGTCCGTGGTGGATGTGATGCGCCCGGTCGTGCTGCGCAACATCTACGAATACCCGGATGACAGCATCGTTCTGTCCAAGTCCCTGATTGATGAAGACCTGTTCAGTGAGCAGAGTGTTGTACAGGCTCTCATTGCACTGTCTGCTGGCAAGCCCAAGTTGAGTCTGAATCAAGGCATCATACAGACTGACCCGGACTTCGAGAGCAACAACATCTACAAGGATGAAGCCAAGCGCAAAGACTTGGAAAAGCGTCTGAAAGATGGCATCAATGGTCTGCTTGCCAAGTCCATTGCAGAAGAACTGAACAATGTTCTGTACGATGCAGTGGTAATGGACATCTCTGGAAACCCGGAAATGGCATTTGATGGGTATTCAGACGATGACTACAATTATATGTGCGAACAGGTGAAGTCCCGAGTGGTTAGCAATCTGGACAGGAACCTGCACGATTACATAGTCTATACGATTGACCAAATGGAGAATGCAAATGGAAAAGAAGGCTAAGGAATTCAAGATTCGTACTGCATCAGTGAACCCGACCACAGTGCTGGAGTTCTACGGCACCGTCAACAAAGACTTGGCTGAAGGCTGGGATATCCTGTCAGCACAGAGCATCGGTCTGGACACCGGTGGTGGGCAGGGTGGTGGCGGTAACGTCATGATGGTTGTATCGCTGGTGAAGTATGAGTATTTCCAGCTTGCTCCAGCCGCCGCTGCTTAGTTGGCTGGTTACTGCGGTAGTTGGCCGCATTCTTATCTACGTGTGGCAGAAGTTTCCAACTCGCTACGTGCCCACGAACTTTGTAAAGGACATACATGCCTGTGACCTGTGCAGCGGAGTGTATCTGTATTCGGCAGCGTTCCTGTTTTCCGGGTACGGGCTGGTAGCGTCCTTTGTGCTTGGAGTAGTGACGAGTTTCATTGTCTGGGTATTCATGAAAGGCATGAAGACACTCATTGCTCCAGAAACCTTGATTATCAAGTAGGACAGTATGCCTTATTCCACACTACATGGCGAAGCAGCCAACACCTTTGAGAAGATTTACAACAATGCTCTGGACGAGTACAAGGGTGACAAGCAGAAGGCTGCACAGACAGCTTGGGCTGGTCTGAAGAAGGCCGGGTACCGCAAGTCTGATAAGGGTGAGTGGCAGAAGAGCCAGTTATCCGAATTCTCGATGACCATTGTGAAGGCAGCGTATGAGACCCGCCACGGCGGGGCCATGCGTTTCCGTGCAGTGGCATCCGATACGGCACCAGACCTGTTCACCGAGAGCATGTCGAATGAACTGTTTCAGGACTTCGTAGACCGCATCGAGAAGAATATCCCGGTGCCTGAAGCGTTCAAGTCGGCCATCTGTGAAGATACGTGGTGTGGTGGCATGCCCTATCCATCCATCAGTCACTTCAAGGCTGGGCCACAGGGCAGCAACGTACCCGGCATCTTTGAGAAGGTGTACGTAGATGGGGATGTCCTGAAGGCAGTCGGTGTCCTGAGTGACAATGACCTTGGTCGTGCAGTGTTCAAGGCGTTGTGTGAAGACCTGTATGCCAAGGAGAAATCCCAGAGTGAGCATGACCCGGTGCGTATCAGCATCGGTTTTCTGGACTTGAAGCATCAGCATGTCGGCAACGGCATGGATTTTACATTCGAGCGCAAGAACCTGACTGACCAGTGTCCGATGTGCATGCAGAACATTGGTGGAAAAGTCTACAAGAGTGGTGTGCTTGTGCATCTTGCCTTTACCCGAGTGCCGGTCAATCCCCGCACCGAGGCAGAAGTGGAGCGTTCCATGAGTGATGAGATTGTTACGAAGGCCGACGATGCCAAGTCCATTATTGGTGACCTTGCCGATGTTCTGGTGGACAAGTCGAAGGCCGCTGACGTGCTGACCATCAAGAGTGATGGCACCGTCGAACGTGGCAGTGTGACCCGAGAGCCAGAGCTTGAAGGGCGCAATCAGGGCGAAGGCAAGACGTTGAAGATGACGGATGCCAGCCTGTATCAGGATTGCTACGACCCCAACACTGGTCTGTTCAAGCAGGAATGCATTGACCAGATGATGATGGGGCATCAGGTTGCCATGCGGAAGGCGATGCAAGCCAACCATCCTTCCAAGGCACCCGGTGTCTCTGGGGCACCTGAAGTTGGAGCCAACGACAAGCCCGGTAAGTGGTTGTCGCTGACGAAGAAAGAACCGGATGGTGAACACCCGGCATCCCATTACCTACACGTCGAGGACTCGTCTAAGCCTTCAACATGGCATTTGCCAGTGAAGGATACCAGCGGTAAGATTAGTCCCAGACATTTAGGGGCGGCTCATGCGGCCTTGACTAAGGGTTTCCGTGGCAAGAAATACGGTGGCCCCGGCAAGGGTAAAGCACTCGCCAAATTGCGCAATCTATATCATTCGGCGGGCATGGAATGGCCCGAAGATTCAGCCTCCAAGAAGGAGAAAGCAATGGCTACACCAGTTGAGAAAGGCAAGATTCAGGGTGCTCCCGTTCCCGGCAGTCCTGAGATGATTGATATTTTCAATGAAGACGAACTGTATCCCGAAGTCCCATCCAAGGAAGATAGTGTCAGTCCTTCCGGTGACAAAGAGATGGGTGCTCCTGCTGGTACAGTGACCAACGTCAAGGCAGCTTACGCTGGCAAGGAAACTCCAGAGGAAGAGGCTGCTGAAGAGAAGAAACCGAAGGCCAAGATGGAGAAGGCTCTGGTCGTTACGGCCAAGGCTCTTATCAATCAGGTCGTCACCCTGAAGTCACAGGGCGTCTATGGCGACATGGCTCTGCAAGCACTTCAGCCGTACATGAACAACCTTGGTGAAGCAGTTCGCCGGTCGGTCACGTACAGCGATGGTGGCAGTGGTGATGTCACGGCGGCTGTTCAGGCTGCTATGGCTCCGCTGATGCAGGAGATTGCCACGTTGAAGGCCCAGATTGCTGCCGGTAGCGGCCAGCCCGTCGTGAGCCGCAGCAACGTACCGCAGCCCCGTTCCATTTCGTTCAACCCCGGCACAGCTACCATCATGCAGCAACAGGCTGGTGGGGAGCTTGGTGGCCTGACTGTGGAGAAGAAACCCTTCGCCCAGATTAGTGCCATCGCCCGCAAGAGCACGGGTGCTGGATAACTAGCACAACAGGGGGCAGAATACCAAACAGAAAAAACAATCCCACAATCGAATAATGCGGTAAAGCTAATTTATTAGCGGCGCATTCTAACTTCAAGAAATGGAGTTTACAATGGCCGGTGAATTTATGCTTGACCTCGGTGGGTCAAACTCTGCTTGGCAGATGGGACAACCCAACACTCGCATTGACCCGTTCGTGCGACGTGCCTCCGATGTCATCAACCCCCTAGCTTCCACCCCTGTTGACTTCTCCGCACAGTTCCCCCAGCCGCTTGACACGACTGAGCTTGTGACCATGTGCGAAGAGATTGGCCTGTGGAAGGCTCTGCCCGAGATTCCGACTGCGCTTCAGGCAGAGACATGGCGTGAACTGAACCAACTGGCATTCACCAGCGGTTCAGCGTATATCTCGTTCGCTGATGGAGCTTGCCCGGAAGAGTTCTTCCACAATGGCTCCAACCTGTCCATCAACCTGAAGAACATCGGTGCGCACAAGGCGTTGACGCTGAGTGACATCATGCACTCACAGGCTGTCGCTGCGGCAGGATGGAACGGCATCAATCGTATCGTCGGTGGGTTCCAGTTCGGTGAGGGACTGCCCGGTGGTAACGATGTCGGCACCTTCCAAGCTGAAGCGGTTGCTGACCTGAAGGCCAAAGAGATGGTGCTGGCCGGTACTCTCGTCCTGAACGGCTGGGACGACCTGCTGGTGAACGGCAACAGCCAGAACAACAGTCTCCAGTTCGACGGTCTGACCACGCAGATTACTTCTGCCAACGGTTCGCATGTTCGCTCCAGCGTTGACCTCGCTGCATCCGGTACGTTCGCTGCGATTGGGTTCGACCGCTTCTTGGCCGAAGGTTGCGCCAAGCCCGATACCATCGCTGGGCACCCGCAAGCAGTGCAGGAATTGATGTCGGCCTACTTCCAGTTGGGCTGGCAGGGTTCGCAACTCATCTACAAGACTGATGGCAGTCGTGTGACCCCCGGCTATAACTTCGCCGGTGAAGTCAATACCGCCATTGGCCCGATGAAGGTGATTGCTGACCGTCACTTCCCCATCACTGGTAACAGCCTCGGCCCGACATACGACAGCAAGCTGTATGTCCTGCGCATGAGCCACAACGGTGAGCCGCTTGTCTACAAGCGCACTCAAATCCCCTTCTCGTTCCGTGACTTGGTTCCGGGCTGCACCAGCATTCAGTTTGAAATCTGGGCTAAGACTGCCCTTATCGTCAAGGCCCGCTGCGCCCACGGCGTGTACGAGTCCATCTTCAGTGGCCGCACCGTGACGTTGTGCCCGACGATTTAGTGGTACAATAGTTCTGCCAAGTTCCAACTCCTAGTTCCTCCAAGTGTGTGAGAGACCCCGGCCCTCCAGCCGGGGTTTCTCGTTACAGGTATACAATGTTGAAACTTATCGTGAAGCTGCTACAGCCATACATCCCCAGAGCCACATCCTTGATTCTGAATCAATTGCTGCGAGATAACGACAGGCTCAACCAGCAGTGGAAGCAGAAGTACTCTGAATTGGAGCGTGAGATGTGGTACTACAAGGACAAATACCAAGACGCCATGCTCTCTGGACGGGATGAAGACTCTTAGCAACTTCTAAGCTAGTTCTGCGTATGTGTGGTAGGATTCAAGAGCATTGCGAAACAGGCTTATGGTTGAACCGACAGTGACGAACCCATACGACTAAACTGGTCGGTCAAGCGCAAGCGATGTGTGGGTTGACCCAAGAGCCTGACACTCATTTCACAAGGAGAAGATACTATGGGTTGGTTCGTTAGTTCCAAGCAAGAGAAAGACCGCTACGGGGATATGCACACTTCGTACAGCATCAACTATGGTCGTATTGGTCTGACAGTATTCGCAGTTCTGGTGCTCTTACCAGCGGCATTCGGCTGGTTCTTTACTGTACCGGCGGGCAGCGTCGGTGTTGTGACCCGGCTGGGTGCAGTCAATCGTGTGACCTATCCGGGGTTCAATACCAAGATGCCCTTCATTGAAGGCGTCGTGCGCATGAACATTCAGACCCAGAAAGATGAAGTGGACGCATCGGCTGCATCGAAAGACCTGCAAGCAGTCAAGGCCACCATCGCAGTCAACTACTCACTCGACCCATCATCGGCTGCTACGGTCTACCAGACCATCGGTGTGGGGTTCAAAGACACCATCTTGTCGCCCATCGTTCAGAACGCATTCAAGGCCACGACTGCCGGGTACACTGCTGAAGAGCTTATCACCAAGCGTGAAGAAGTTCGCAGCAAGGCAGAGACCATGATTATGCAACAGGCGGCACCGTACCACATTCTGGTCAAGAATTTCCTGATTGAGAATTTTGACTTCTCACCAGAATTCAATGCGGCGATTGAAGCCAAGCAGGTGGCCCAGCAGCAAGTGGAAACGGCCAAGCAGAAACTTGCACAGGCACAGGTGGATGCCCAGACTGCGGCGGCTACAGCGAAGGGGCAGGGCGATGCGAACGTGGCGATTGCCAAGGGCAATGCAGATGCCACCGTCCTGCAAGCACAGGCCCAAGCACAGGCTAACACTCTCATTACCCAGAGCTTGTCACCGCAATTGCTCCAGTACCAGTACATCACCAAGCTGGCCCCCGGCGTGCAGACCATCTTCGTTCCCAGCGGCAACCAGTTCATCCTGCCGCTACCGAATACGACCCCGACCGGTCAATAGTATAAGTCACGTTTGCTAACATCAAGGTACCGCACTAGAATCTTAGTGCGGTATTTTGATTCAGGAGATATACATGAGCGTATTGCTGGACAGCCGAATGGCCGATGCATTGCAGGTGCAGATGAACCGTGAAATGGTTGCTGCTCTGGTTTACAAGCAGATGCGATGCGATTTTCGCTTGCAGGAATGGTACGGGTTCCACAAGTTTATGCACAAGTCGGAGAAGGAAGAATTGGGGCATGCCAGAGACTTCGACCACTACCTGACCGAGAGGAACGTTCGACCGGTCTACAACAATATCCAGATACCTCCCATCCTGTTCAGCACGGTGCCGCTGGATTACTTCAATGCGGCCCTGAAATTGGAAGAGCTATACTGGAGATACATGGAAGAACTGTACCAGTTGTCCGAAGACTGTGAAGACCCGGACACCTGCAACTTCCTGTATGAGAAGGTGGAGCAGCAACATGAGAGTGTGGCCGAACTAAACAACATCATCAAGAAGCTCCAGCGTGCTGGTACCGACATGGCCGCACTACAGGATTTGGACAAGCGCATTCTGGACATCGTGGAAGAAAAATAACCCAAACAGGAGAATGAATGAAGACGACAACCGATATCTATTTTGCGGCTGCTATGCTGTCGCTTGGAGCGAAGCTGGAAAAGGTAGACCGCACCGACCCCCGGCACATGGTGTTCCACCTGTCTAGCCCGGAAGTGAAAGTCAACCCGGCTACGGACAAGTCGTTCGCCACGGTGGTCATGCCCTTGCAGCCCGCCTTGGACTTGGATGCTCTGGAGCTTGATTGGGCCAATGGGAAAGTACCCGGCAACCTGTTCGACATGGCCGAGTCCATCAAGCGCATGAAGTCTGTCGTGCACTCCAGCAACCGCTAATCTGTTTTTATTAATCTCTATTGACAGAAACGTGGTAGTCATAGTATAACGTAGCCCCGTATGACATACAGACAACTCGACACTGGAGAAGTGATGAACGAAGAAGGCTTAGTGGCCTTGCAGTACACTATCTCCGAAAATCCAAAGCGTGTGATTATGGAGGGTTCAGGGAGCGATTACTTCTTCTCACCAGTCAATCACGTCAACTTGGCATGGGTGAAACGCAGCGATGTGCCGATGCTGCTCACCATCAAAGAGAAAAGCTGCAACTGCAATAATGGTACTTACAAGGCAGCGTTTCAACTTGCAACTCTAACCAACGTCAATATCTACACAACCGGAAATATGTAAAGGAGTCTACTAAATGTTACATTCACTGTTACTTCAGTCAGGTGTTGTTGTTCCCAGCTACGTCGTGGCTCTCATCACGTCACTGGTCGCTGCGGCTGTCGCTCTGGGCATCAAGGAAATTCTCGCTGGCACCGGCGTCAACCTTTCGGACTTCGCTACCGGCTTGACCGCTGTTGTGGTCGGCATCATCGTGGCCTTCCTGAACGGTTTGCTCGGTCAAATCCCGGTGAACTTTGCTCCGCTTGCCAACGAACTTCTGAACTTGCTCGTCCTGTTGCTGAGTGCCCTCTTCGGCCCGCTGTCGCTGATGCATATTTACAAGGCGGTTCGTCGGAACGGCCCCAACCAGTAACAACTACTGACACCACCAGAAAATGAAGATAGCATGTACGGGTTCTACAGGTAGAGTGGGACGACTCCTCGTTGATAAATGGGGGGTAGTCCCACTTTTCTGTGACATCACCGATGATGAAGACGTGGAGCGTGCGCTAGATGAAGTCAAGCCCCACGTGGTTCTGCATCTGGCCGGTATCTCCAACGTAGATTACTGTGAAGACAAGAGCCATTGGAATGAGGTGATGCGGGTCAACTTCACTGGTGCCCTGAATATCTTCCGTGCCTGTGATGAGAGAAAGATACAAGTAGGTTTCCTGTCCACAGAGCACGTGTTCTCGGGCAAGTCATTCCTTGGACTAGGTGGAGGGCCATACAAGGAAACTGACCCAATTTCCAATCACACTGTCAACTCGTATGCATTGAGCAAGCTCGCTGCTGAAGGTCTGCGTCACACATTCCCTGTAGTGCGAGTAATCCGTACATCCTATCTGTTCGATTGGGTTCGTCTATCTACAGAGCTTACCAACAAACCCCGTTACGACTATCCCACGTTCATTCATCGCAGCTATATGTATCTGCCCCACTTCGCAGAGTGTCTGGCATGGTATGCAGAGCGCATCGTGAACATGCCCAATGTGCTGCACATCGCCGGTTCCCAGACGGTCAGCCAGTACAAATTCATGGATGATTTTGTACGCATGTTCAAGCCTGATATAAAGATAACTCCCCGGCGCACACCATGGACTGCATCTGAAGCTGCCGACCGGCCCCACAAGGCTGGTCTGAGCACGTTCCGTTCACGGATGATGGGCATGCCACAGTATGATTATTGGGCCGGGTTCAATCAAATGGACAGGGATGTGGTCAGAGGATGAGCGTGTATATGTGTGTAACCTGATTGGTGGGCCACTGGATGGCAAGTCATACGCCTTCCCAGATGACCCGCCGTATTTGTATTTTCCATTTCTGGAAGAAGCACAGGACTTCCAGACGTTCGAAGAAGTATGGGAAGAGAGCCTGAAGACCAAGAAGCTAATTTACAAGCGAGAACTGGAAGGACGGTTCTACTTGTTTCAAGGATTAGGATGAAGATGGACGAATACCATACGCAGTATTACCAGAAGAACAAAGAGAGCATACTGGAAAAGCAGCATGCTAGGTATCGTCGTAACCGGTCATCGCTTATCCAGAAGAGCATTCAATACAAGAAAGACAATCCAGAGAAGTCCAAGGTGTGGTATCGCAATCGGGACGAAAAGCTCCGCAATTCATTTCTGGAGATGTATGGTGGTCGGTGTGTTTGCTGTGGTGAGACCGAACCCACATTTCTAACCATTGACCATGTTCAAGGTCAGGTGGGTGTCTTCAAGAAAGAAGCATCATCCACTGCCATGCGCAAGGCCATCAAGAACTATGACCCAACTCACTATCGAATCCTATGCATGAATTGCAATTCTGCCGTTCGGTTTGGTAGAACTTGCCCCCATCAGATAAAATGAAAATCTCTGCTGTAATAACCATGTATAACCATTACGACCTGACGCACCAGCTACTCTACGACATCTTCAACAACAGTCGGTCGTTCGATGAAGTAGTGGTGGTAGATAACGGCTCCACAGAAGTTACAGGATTGCACTGGTGGGAAGAGAGCGACCTGCTCCCATTGGATGTCATTCGAGTCACCGAGAACGAAGGGTTCCTGCGTGCAGCCAACCGTGGTGTGCGCATGTCCCATGGTGACTTGGTGGTGCTGCTGTCCAACGATGTCCGTGTGCATGGCAATCTGGGGGTGGTAGCCAAGTCCACTCTGCGGATATATCCCAACTCACTGCTGGGTGGTAAGGTCTACCAGAATGACACCGGATGGAATACCTTCAATGGAAAAACATATCCCTACGCAGAAGGCTGGTGTCTCGGGTTCAGCCGTTCCGCATGGGATTTAGTCGGAGGCTTTGATGAACGCTATGCGCCGAATGACTATGAAGACGTTGACCTTTCTACGATGTTTGTGGCAATGGGTTCGTCTTTGGTGGAAATGGCAGCGGGATTGGTGGAGCACATAGGTGCCCAGACCATCTCCTACGGCTCGGAGCGTCAGGCATTGACAGAGCGTAACAGAGAGAAGTTCAAGGAAAAATGGAACATCCAATGAAAGTCTTGCTGCTGTATCTCAATTATCCACTTGCCATGGGCACGTACTTTCGACGTGCTCTGGAGCGCAGGAAGGATATTGAACTGAAGGTGGCTGGCCCATACAGCGGGTCATTCATCCCGTGGTTGCACGGCATGCACCTGCCAGTGAAGTACATGCATCCGGGCGATGTGAACCTGCCCTACCCACCGATGGGTGCTCTGGTGGACTACCAGTACGTTCTGCACCAGTTGAATGGCTGGAGACCAGACTTCGTTATCAACGTGGACGCTGGCCTTCGCTGGGCAGAAAAGCCCGATGTGATGTCAGTAGCAGTGGGCACTGACCCACACGTTCTGGACTATGCCCACACTCGCAAGGTGAGCGACAAGTTCTTCAACATGCAGAAGGTCTACATGCAGCCGGGAGATATCTACCTGCCCTATGCGTATGACCCCACGGTGTGGATACCCGGTGAAGCTCCAGACCCGGTGGATGCTGCCATGATTGGCATGCCCTACCCACAGCGTGTGGAGTGGGTGGCTAGGCTCCAGAGCAAAGGTATCAAGGTGGTCTTTGAGAACGGGCCTGTGTTCGATGAAGCCCGTGCCATCTACCAGCGTGCCAAGATTGGACTGAACTGGTCATCGCTGTTGGACTTGAATGCCAGAGTGTTCGAACTGATGGCAATGCAGTTGTGCCCGGTCATCAACCGGGTGCCTGACCTTGCCGAGTGGTTCACTGAAGGTGTGGACTATCTGGCCTTTGGTACGATGGATGAAGCAGTAGAGAAAGTGCTGTGGGCCAAAGAGCATCCCGAGACTGCTGACATCATTGCTCACGAAGCTCACAAGACCGTGCAGCCCCACACCTATGATGCACGCATTGGTCAAATCTTTCAGGAGTGCGGTTTCTAATGGCACACGTTATTCGCAATCACGCTGACCCCAACCATGCACAGACCATCACCGGCGAGTGGGTGAGCCGGTCGTCTGAGATTTACCTGCCCAGCCATCACCAGTGGTATCCCTGTCTGCCCACGTCCATGCACTTTGTGTTTCGTGAGCCGAACATGGAAGGTCGCCGGGGCAGTACCTTGTTCTGCACGTGCGGTTCTCCAGCCGGTGTGTTCGAGTGGACTTCTTATCGCCGCTGGACTAGCAACAACATAGGTACTGCGGTCTGCTGTGTGGAGTTCATTCAGCAGGGAAAGCACGCTGACGGTAGTCATGAATAGCATTCCCTGCGTTATCCTTGCTGGTGGTAAAGGCACACGTCTTGCAGAGGAGACCACCAGCATCCCCAAGCCCATGCTGGACGTAGGGGGCAAACCCCTGCTCCAGCATGTGATGGACATTTACATGATGCAGGGGGTCAACAACTTTATCATTCCAGTGGGGCACAAGAAAGAATATGTGTATGGATACTTCCACAGCATCCACCCCATCAACGTATCAGTCAACATGGGTGACACGTCATTCGATTACCATGGGTACCGAGTTCGTGTGGTGGACACCGGGGAAGATACCCTGACAGGTGGCCGACTTGCACGACTTGAATATCTACTGCGCCACACTGCTTTCCATTTCACTTATGGAGATGGTCTGGGCAACGTCAACATCCGAAAGGTGTACTCTGCAATCGAAGGAGCATATGATTTGGCCTGTATCACCACGGTGCATCCTGAAGGACGGTTCGGCAGAGCCATCATCACTGACCAAGACCGGGTGGTGAAGTTCGGTGAGAAAGTTGAGTCTGAGACCGATTGGATAAACGGTGGGTTCTCCGTGCTCCGGTGGGAGATATTGTCATCTGTCCTGCTGCACGGTGGAGACCAGTGCAATCTGGAGAAGGATATCTACCCACTGATTGCAGCGAGTAACTTTATGACAACGGTACGACACACAGGATTTTGGCACTGTGTGGACACACTGAGGGACTTGGAAGACATACGACACACATATGATAAAGAGGGGGCCGTATGGTTGAAACTGTAGAGACAAAGACTTGCAAGGAGTGTTTGCACGACAAGCCCATAACTGAGTTCTATAAGTTTGGAGCAAAGACTAAAACTGGATTTCAGTACAGCACGTATTGCAAGTCTTGCCAGACTATCCGGGCACGACGGTATTCAGAAAATCCAGATGTGCGGCATAGAATACGTGAGCGTGCTTTGTTGCGTAATTATGGGTTGACCTACGTGGAATATCAGGCTCTTCTGGAACTTCAGGACAACCGATGTGCAATATGTGAGAATGAGTTTTCGGATACTCCCCATGTTGACCATGACCACACAAGCGGAAAAGTACGTGGTCTTCTATGTGACCACTGTAACCGCATGTTGGGATATGCCAGAGACAATGTATCCACTCTCATGAATGCTATACGATACATAGAGGAAAATAAAAATGGCTGAAACTATAGTAACCGGTGGTCAGGGGTTCCTTGGCAGCAATCTGGTCAAGGCTCTGGTCAAGGCCCAGCGGGAAGTCTGTGCCACATTCAACTACACACCCCCGGCTGACCCAGAACGCACCAAGTACCTGTCTCACTTCCACATGGATGTGACGGACTTCCAGCAGTGCCGCAAGCTCATCATGCAGGAAGACCCATTGATTCTGTATCATCTGGTGGCCCAGCCGATTGTGACTGCGGCCATGCGTGACCCGTTGCTCACCATCGAACTGACCACACGGGGCACCTACAACCTGCTGGAAGCTGTGCGTCAGGTGGGTAAGAACATCCGGGCCATCGTGTTTGTCTCCAGCGACAAGGTGTATGGGGAGAACATGAATGCCAACGAGAGCAGCCCGCTGAATGGCACCGACCATCCCTACAACGCAGCTAAGGTGGCTGCTGATGTGCTGGCACAGTCCTATGCCAAGGCATACAAATTGCCTATCGTTATCAGCCGGTCGGCCAACCTGTACGGCCCCAATGACTTCCATTGGGACAGGATTGTACCGGGTGTGTGCCGGGACATCATATACGGTAGGAGCACATCTATTCGCTCCAACGGTCTCCAGCGCAGGGACTATATTCATGTGTCAGATGGTGTGCGTGCTCTGCGCATGATGGCCGATGCAATGGAAAACGAGAGCATACCGTCCGGTAGCGTTTTCAATTTCGGTGGAGCACAGCCACACAACTCTCTGGAAGTTGTGCACCGGCTGACAGAGATAGCTGGCCGCATTGACTTGGAGCCGATTGTCATGGATACGGCACAGGATGAGATTACCGACCAGCACATTGACTACAGCAAGGCGATGGCCCTGCTGGGATGGGCACCGGAGATAGGATTGGAGGACGGTCTGCGGGATACCTACTCATGGTACCGCACGTGGTTCCAGAAATGAAGACCCTTATCATCGGTTCGGGTGGGTTGGTGGGTTCTGCACTATCCCGTCGCCTACCCAATGCACTGAAGACCAATCACGACCTGCTGGACATCACCAACTACGATGCCCTGTTCAAGGTGTTCTCGGAAGAGAGACCACAGTTGGTGTACCTGTCAGCGGCCAATGCCAACGTGGATGCCTGTGAGAGCAAGTCCACCGACCAGACCAACATCAGCGGCTCTCTGCTGGTGCTGCGCCTGTGTGAGATGTTTGGTGCCAAGCTAGTATGGTTCTCCAGTGGCTATGTGTTCAACGGGTTCAAGAGCACGCCTTACATGGAGCAGGACTTTCGTGACCCTATCCAGAACTACGGTCGGCAGAAGGCCCACGTGGAGCAGATGATAGTGGACAGTCACCACCCGTCCCTGATTATCCGCACCATCGGTGTGTTCGGTGAAGAGAAAGGCAAGAAGAACTTCGTCAAGTCAGTGGCAGCATCGGTAACAGGTGGACGGAAGGTGTTTGCTCCGACCGACCAGTACATGAACCCCATCCTGTCCACAGATTTGACAGATATCGTCATCGGTCTGGCAAACAACCAGAATGGTATCTTCCATGTGGCCGGTGACCAAGTGATTAGCAAGTACGAGTATGCCTTGATGGTGGCTGATTGGTTCGGCAAGTCCAGCATGGTGGAAGGTGTCACATCCGACAAGCTGAAGCAGCGTGCAATGCGGCCCCGCATGGCGGCTCTGGACTGCACCGAGATAAACCGTCTTGGGTACCGCACTCCATCCATGGCAAAGGCTCTAATTCAATATCTGGATAACGAGTACTCATGAACAGAGAACAAATCAAAGAGCGAGTAAAGCAATACGGCGACAAGGCTCTGTCTACCAGAGTGTTTGTGCCGGGTGAGACCTACGTACCGGTATCAGGCAAGGTGATTGATGGCAACGATTTGTCGTCGCTGGTGGATGCAGTTCTGGATATGGATTTCACAGAAGGCCGGTTCGCTGTCCAGTTCGAGAAAGACCTTCGTCGTTACTTCAAAGACACCATTCGGAACGTCACTCTCACTAACAGTGGTAGTAGCGCAAACCTTCTGGCAACTACTACCATTACTGATAAAGTCTTTGGAACACACGCAGCCAGACCCGGCGATGAAGTCATTACCGTTGCAGCCGGGTTCCCCACCACTCTCAATCCCATCCTTCAGAATAATCTGGTTCCAGTTTTTGTGGATGTGGATTTGGATACGTTTCTCCCAGACCCGGAGGTAATTGAAAATGCGGTTGTTGAAGGGACTACAAAAGCTATTGTCTTGGCTCACCCTCTCGGTAATGTGCTGGACTTGGATAGTCTTGCTGATATCGCCCGAGAGTACCACCTATGGTTTCTTGAAGATGCCTGTGACGCCCTTGGCGGCAGTTTCTATGGTCGCCTCGCTGGTTCTTATGGCGACATGGCTACTGTGTCTTTTTATCCGGCTCATCATATCACTGCTGGAGAAGGCGGGGCTGTTCTAACGTCCCTGCCCATGGCAAAGAAAGTGCTGGAGAGCTACAGGGATTGGGGGCGTGACTGCTGGTGTGAACCGGGCCAACAGAACACGTGTGGTCTGCGGTTCGAACATAAGAACATGGGAGGTCTACCCGATGGATATGACCACAAGTACGTCTACAGCCGTATTGGTTATAACCTCAAAGGAACGGACTTTGGTGCTGCACTGCTCGTCAGTCAGCTTGACAAGCTCGCCGCCTTCACTGAGCACAGGCAGTATAACTGGACAACCCTCCGTCACCGGCTCGATAAGTATAGAAAATATTTCCGCTTTCAGCGGCCCATTGCCGGTGCGAATCCTTCGTGGTTTGGGTTTGCAATCACCGTCAAAGAAACGGCACCGTTCACACGGAAAGAGTTCGTAGACTATCTGGAAGCTCACAAGATTGGCACCCGTCTGCTGTTCGGTGGCAACCTGCTGAAGCAGCCAGCGTATGAAGGCATCCAACACAAGGTGTTTCAGGAGCTTATCAACACGGATGTTATAATGCGCAACACCCTGTGGATAGGATGCTGGCCCGGTTTATCGGAAGAGCACATCGAGTACATGATATCAACCATCGAACAATTTGTGGAAGGACACATGAAATGAGAAACTACGAACACATTGACAAGTATCTTGACCAGCTTGCTGGCGACCTGTATCCACAGCCCCCAGACCCCGGCCACACTGCACTGGCGAATGAAGTCATTGACCATTGGATGTCCCGCATGCCCGTGGTGAAGACTGTGCTCGACGTGGGTGCCGGTCAGGGGTTTTGCCAGCCCATGTTCGAGAAGTGGGGAGTGGACTACACCGGCATCGCTCTCGGGCCAGATGTTATCCCGGCCTTCAATGCCGGGTACAACGTCAAGCTCATGGACTTCAACTTCCTTGACTATCCGGACAAGTCATTCGACATGATATTCAGCCGCCACTCTCTGGAGCACAGCCCCATGCCCATCCTATCCTTGATGGAATGGAGCCGGGTGTGCAAAGGTTGGCTGGGTGTGGTGCTACCGGCACCAGAGCACTACACGTTCGAAGGCTTGAACCACTACAGCGTGATGGCTAGTCCAGCACAGTTCCTTGCTGTTGCTGCACGTGCCAACTTCCATCCCATCTGGGTGGACGTGAAGTTCCGTGGCGTGCCGATTGGCACAGCATCGGGCACTGCGGTTCCGGAAGAGTACTGGATATTCTGCGAGAAGATTGACAG